ATTCACGGGTTCTACCTGCAAACCATTTAATCCAGCCTGACGGTACGAATTAGAATCAACTCTTGGGTTACGTATAGCTTGTGGGTCATACACCGGATACATACCAAGTTGCAATTGCGGTTGATCTTTTTCCCAACACTCTGGGCAAACTAGTATGTTTACGTTTTTGGTCTTAATGACGAGGGATTTAAGCTGCTTCAGTTTATAGCGAAAGTTACACCTATCACACTGAGCAATTGCATATTTACCAGAGGCAAACTGATTAGGCATCAGAAGCTCCCAGTATTACCCAAATACATCCTGCGGGGTACAAAACGAACAGCAGCCTTCTCACGATCTTCACCAGCAGCAAAATTCCACTGCTCTTCATAAGCAGCTTTTAACAAGGGGATACGCTCTTGCCCCTCTGGAATCTTCATGGCTATGTAGTACGCCAACCCTGCTGTAATACAGGGAAGAAACCTAAACGGCATATCCGGGGTCTGAATACCATCACCTGCATTCTGAATGCGGCGCATACGCCAGTAAATCACTTGATAGTACGGTGAAGCTAGCGTCCCTTGGTCAGGGACAGGCCAAACTGTAATTTGGGGGTATGCGGTTTGTCCGGGTTCGTATGCGCTTGTTGCTGGGTAGGTTGCCCCAGAGTTGCGGCTAATGTAAATCTGTATCGGTCTGCCTTGAGCCAGTTTGTTTGGGATTGTGGCGTAGGTGGAGACACTAATCCGGGTAAGTGTGAGGTCAGCTTGCGTTGAAACATTACCTGCACCCGTCCTTATAACGTGTTCAAGCAAGTCAATGGTGTCGTTGGGTAAGTCGTATGTCGCAGTACCTTGAGCTAAATTAACCGTGCCCTGCTCAATTGTCCACATATTGATACCACGATTAGCCCACTCTATGGTTAGCAGGTTCATCGAACGACGTGCAGTACGCAGGTCATAACCCGAACGCATCTCGCGCCCAGCCCGCTCAAAAGCTTCTTCAGCTATGTCGGTGAACTCAAGATTAAAGTCGGTTGAGCCGCTCGTGGTCATCTAAATCTCGCAGTCTTAGCGGCAATTTTTGCCGGTTGCTTAACAAACTGTTTTCCTGCGCTTTTTCCAGCTCGTTTTGCCTTTGTCGTTGCAGCGTACTCTGAAGGTGTAAGAGACTTAATTGCCGCCTCCGGGAGGTATCGTTCGCCAGTTTTGCTAGACGGTTTACCACTTTTTGTAGTCCAACGCTGGCTACCCCAAGCCTTCAGGCTTTGCTGTGGTGCTTTAAGGGCCATCACCGTAACTCCCAAAAGCTTCTAAGTATTCTACGGCGTTACGCAAGATTTTTGGGTTATCTTTGAACATACCTAACGCTCGGTTACATTGTTTGCACAACACGCCACGAAACTCACCTGTCTCATGGTTGTGATCTATGGCACTATCAATTAACTCAATTTCTGTTTTGCAAATTGCGCAACATTCTTCTTGGCGTTCGTAGCGATCAACTAATTGTTCTGGTGTTATGCCACGACGCGCACAACGTTTTGCAAGTGTCCAACTGTCTTTGTTACGATACTCTTGAACACGATCTGAATTTTTTGTTGCCCAGTCCCGGTGCGCTTCGTATAAACACTTGTTGCACACACTTTTTAAAAGATGTGCATTTGCCCCGCCGCGACTTCTAAACAACTCAACTGGCTTCATAATAAAGCATTTTGTACATAACTTTGCATTACCTTGAGCCAGTAACTTTGCTTCGCGTTTCTTTGCTTCTGCGGCACGACGTTTTTCGTTTGTGGCGTACGGCATTTTTAGTCTCTATATCCGCCACCAGCGGCTTTATATTTTTTTGCAACTAACTGACTTTTTCTCGCGGACCACTGCCCTGCGCCTGTGCCATGAGTGGCTGCGGCTTTAACCTGAGCGACAATCTTCTTGCGTAACCCCGGTTTGGTGTAATTACCCGCTGCATTTACCTTGCCACCCTCAGCATACTGCTCAAAGTCAGTGTCATCCCGCCTTGCTTTACGCTTGGCTTTAGGCATTTTAGAGGGCATGATTGCCCCCATACCGCGAGATGCCATCATCTCAGCACGCCTTACCGCCGTAAGCCATTTTTTTTATTTTCATCTTAGCCATACCGCCTTTAGCCATCTTGATCTGCGTACCCTTGGTTTTACCCTTGGTAGCAACACCATCACGACTAGGAGCTGCGGTCTTCACTGCACCCATCTTGCTTGCGGCAACGCCGCCCATGTTCATCTTTTTCATCGTAAATTCCTTTCCAACGGATTGAGGGACATCAACTTTCTTTGCAAACTTGGGATTGTTCGCTACTGCTTGCATGAACTTCTCTTGCTTTGCGCTAACTGTGGGCATTACCGCATCATCCCACGGGTCTTACCACGTTGAGCGATACCATCGCCACGCTTAGAGGCTGAACCTACAGAGCCACCTTTTTTAGCGGTGAACGTCTCGGCTTCTTCCATTTCAAACTCAGCCTTTTTAGGCTTAGGCTTGGGTTTTGGCGCAGGTTTTTTGGGCTTGTTTAGATCCGGTTCATACTTAGACGAATCCATATCTGGAGGGCTAGGCACATTTCTATTTGTTGACATCTTTATCATCCTTTTTTGGCGAGGGCGTCAATTTTTGCTTCAAGCCTTTCAAAGCCTGTATCAAATCGTTCCATAATCTTTTCAAGGTCTTGCCTAACTTCCGCACGAGTAATGTGATCACGGGCAATTTCTTCTCTCGTTTTGTTCAATAGGATCTGGATGCGCTGCTGTTCCTCATGGGAGTTTTTTAGCATAAACATCACCAGCCCTACTAAAATTGAAGTGACTAAGTTCCAAAGGATAATCGGGTCCATTTAGCACTTCCATCTACGTCTTGCTTGCCGTATCCGGCTATTTGGATCTTTGGCTGCTTCAGGGAATTGCTTCATCTGACCGGCTGATCGCGCACAAAAAGACTTTCTGCGAGCTGCGTCTTTTGGTCCGGGGTTGTCTGAAGTAACAGCCGTCTTGAGTTTGCTGCCAGGATTAGCCTTGCGATAAGCTGCAACACCTTTCTCCGTCATGCCAGCACCTTGCTTGGTAGGGCGGAAATTGCCTGACTTAACTGAAGTGGCAATCCCCATGCCTTTGGCCTTAGCCATAATAGATCTGCGCCGCTTGGATGTTGCTCATATACCCATACACCGCTGTGGTAGCTAAAACGCCTTCACCGGGGATAAATGGTGCATTTTGGAAGACGTCGGTTGCATCAACCTCGTATGTCAACAACCACCGACCCACTGCATAAACAGCAGCAGGCGTTCCTGTGATGGTTCCGCTATTGATGTCCGTAATAGAAAAACTGTCAGCGTCTATTCGGGTTACGGTATACGTCCCGTCAGTTGCAGTTCCGCCTGTACCAGTAGCAAAGTGGATACCTATAACAGCGCCGCTTGTAAGTCCATGCGCTGTTTTTGATACCGTTACGGTTGTACCTGACCGGCCATAAGTAACACTTGCAGTGACGGGTGCAGCGGCAGCATCAAACAAAACTAATGTGCCATCTGCTGCACCAGAGCCAACCATAGAAATGCCTTTTACACGGTTGCGGCCTACAACAAAAAAACCGCTACCGTTTAGATGGGCCTGCTTTACATCGGTTTGCATCCCCATGATGCACTCCTATCAGGAATCAGCGAAGGGTGTTGCGGGGGAGCCTGTGCAATTAATAACGCCGGTCACCATGTACTTCAGTGCCGCAACTGCAACAATCTGAATCCACGAACCAGCTACACCGCCAGTTGTGCCACCGTTGAGGTTGATAAAGTCGTTAGTTGCGCCAGCAGTAAACCCAGCCATCGCGCCTGAAGAGTCAGTGTCCACCGACAGAATCGTACCAACATACTTATCAGTACCGTCTGTAGCAATCTTGAGCGATGAAGTTGCAATTGTCGTTGGCACCCAAATGGTATAAACCACACCTTCGTTATTGGCCGTATTTGGGTCGTTACCGGGGCCAGAAGACGCAGCGTTAGCCGAAGTGTTGATAGTGGCAAGTGTGAGGGTTAAATCAGATGCAAGCGTACCACCCACAGAGATAATTCTGCCGCCGTGCGATACGGGGTTAAGTGTGGTGCTAGAAGTGATTTCTACAATAGTAGACGGGCCTTGCTGATAAATACCGCCCAGCGATCTTACTGGACCGTCAAAGGTACTAATTCCCATGATAATTCCTTATGCACAAGTCGCTTGCTAATCGGTGCATCGTCTGCTGGGACAGTTTA